AACGCTGAACGTGTCCAGCCAGTACAGCGCCACCCTGACGGCGGAGGTGCATATCGAGTATTACGGGACTGGTGTGGACCTTAGTGTGTGGAGATCTTATCTTGCGGCCGTTTCAATAGGCGATTATGCTTTATTTGGTGGCGGGTATGCTGAAGGATATGCCAGCGGGTCCAATGGTCCTAGCAATGCGATAGATGCCTACAATTCCCAATATACACATACGATACCAGCACGTTTGGGGGCCGTTCGTTCCGGTTTAGCCGCGGCAGTGACTGGTAACTATGCGCTGTTTGGAGGCGGTTATTCGTCTTCTTCGGTAAGTTCTGATTATGTAGATGCATATAACCAATCCCTTACAAAGAGCACAGCAAGTTCACTAAGTATTGCAAGAAGAAACCTTGTGGCCGCCTCTGTAGGAAATCATGCTTTGTTTGGTGGTGGATATAGCAGCGGGACATATGCGGAACATTCCACAGTTGACGCATATGACGATACACTGACCAGAACTACGCCTACCCCTCTTGCAATACAAGCATATGACTTGGCTGCTGATTCAAATGCTAATTACGCTATATTTGCGGGTGGATATAGCGGCAGTCAATACCGCAATCAGGTTTCTGCGTATGATAAAAATCTGACTAGGTCAACGCCAACACTATTGCCTGTATCTCGTTGTAGGTTATCGGCAACGAGAGCGGGAAATTATGTTGTGTTTGCCGGTGGAAGTAAAGATGGGAGACTTAGTAGCGAAAAGCAAACAGATTGTGTAGATGCGTATGATCTGTTTTTGACCAAGACTACACCGGAGAATTTGTCCAGCGCCAGATACGATATGGCTGCGGCTTGTGTTCAAGGGTTTGCTTTATTTGGAGGTGGAACAGCCCATTCCAGCAGTCCTTATTCACAGATCGATGTGTACGACCCGTATTTGATACACACGACCACATCCAGTCTTAGCGAAAGGCGAAGTAATTTTTCTGCGACAACCACTGGAAATTCTGTGTTATTTAGTGGTGGCCAGAAATCCAGCGGTGCGTCTGGTACAGTTGACATCTACCGCTACGTCTAAGGAGGGCGAACAATGGCGATCTATGTAGACGGCAAGAAAGTGGCCGGGTTTGGGGGCCGTCAGGGTCCTCCCGGCAGAGACGGCGCAGACGGCAAGAGCGCCTATCAGCTGGCTGTTGAGAGCGGCTTTGAGGGGACGGAGGCGGAGTGGCTGGCGTCCCTGCATGGTGAGACGGGTGCGACGGGCCCGGAGGGGCCGCAAGGTATCCAGGGGAAGCAGGGCCCGAAGGGCAACACAGGCGATACTGGCCCAGCGGGGCCCCAAGGCGAGCAGGGTATCCAAGGCGTCCAAGGCATCCAGGGCGTTCCAGGAGAACAGGGACCGCAAGGAGAACAAGGACCTACCGGACCACAAGGCGATAAGGGAGACCCTGGGGAGCAGGGGCCTCCGGGGCCACAAGGCCCAAAAGGAGATACTGGAACGGTTGGGCCAATCGGTCCAAAGGGTGACCCTGGCGATGGTGTGCCTCCCGGTGGAACCGAAGGACAAGTCCTCACCAAAACAGAGGATGGGGCTGCATGGACAGACCCGCCAGAGACCGGCAACGCTTTAACTGTACCCGATGGAGGCACCGTATCTCTACCGCAAGACTTCGGACCTGGACCATATACCTTCGAGATGACAGCGGAGGCCAACGATGATGCGCAGCCCGATACCGTAGAAAGCTTCAATGGCCGCAGCGGCGCAGTCGTCCCGGCGGAAGGAGATTATACCGCCGCCATGGTGGGGGCCAGGCCGGATACATGGCTGCCGTCAGCATCGGACATCAGCGCCGTCACATCGACTACGATAACGACCATCGTAAAACTCACGCAAACGGAGTATGACCAACTGAACGTGAAGGATGCGGCCACGCTATATCTGATAGAGGAATAAAAGTATGCTGAAAATCGGAAGCACATCCATAAAAAGTATCCATGCGGGAGAAACGGTCATACAGAAAGCGTTTTTAGGGGCGCTGCCGGTGTTCGATACCGTACCAACATATCCAGAGACACTGAACGAGTGTACATGGGCACAGATATCAAGGCTATCGGAGGATGGTACTTTTCTGGACCATTACGCCATTGGGGACACGAAAACGATCGTTCTCAACGGGAAGGTCGGCAACACTACTTTCAGCAACGTTGCCATAGACCTTTTTGTGATAGGCGTAGACCACAACGTCGCAGTGGAAGGTGGACACCGCATACATTTCCAGATGGGAAAGATCAGCGGTGTTCTATCCAGTCTGAACGACAGCAAATATGGTTCTGCGATATCCAGCGCAGGCTACTTTTCCATGAACACATCCAATGCCAATTCTGGGGGATGGGAGAGCTGCCAAATGCGGACCAACATCCTGGGCGGCAACGGCACGCCCATGGCCCCAACCGCCAACACGCTCATGGCTGCCCTGCCCGCTGACCTGCGAGCGGTCATGAAAGCCGTCACCAAATTCACGAACAATGTCGGCGGGACATCGGACTTGAGCGGGAACGTGACCGCGACGACTGAATACCTCTGCTTGCCTTCGGAGTTTGAATATTACGGGAAACAGACATATGCCAATTCCGAAGGGGCAAAGCAGGCGCAATACCAATACTACGCTTTGGGCGGCAGAGACCTAAAGATACACCATCAATATAACCTTGCGTCTAAAACGTTGGAGTGCTGGGAGCGGTCGCCCCGGAAGGGGTATGCCGGGCAATTTTGTAATGTAGACCCCACTGGATACGAAAACGCTTATAACGCAAGCATCTCCCTATCCATCGCTCCCATTCTTTTCGTGTGACAACAAGGAGGGCACTATATGGCGCTATATGCAGTAGACAAAGCGGGCAACAGGGTGAAGGTCGCCGGGAATACCGGCGGTGTGTCTTCGTTCAATGGCCGCAGTGGTGCGGTCATGCCGAAAAAGGGGGACTACACCGCCGCCGATGTGGCCGTGACGCCCCCGGAGGGTATGACGGCCACCGATGTGCAGGGGGCTGTCTCGGAGCTTTTTACGTCTGTCAGTGAGGGGAAAGCCCTTATCGCGTCCGCTGTCACTGACAAGGGAGTTGATACAGCGGCGGACGCTACTTTCCAGACCATGCGGGACAATATTCTGGCAATCGAAACTGGTGGTGGGAGTTCTTCCTTTGCCGTCCCTCTTGTGGTCACAGCTGAAACCGGGACGACCATAACTGCGGTCAACGGAGAGGAAACGGTCACAGGAACTACAGATGATAGCGGGACCGTTAGCCTGACGCTCACCAACCCAGGGGACTGGTCCGTCACCGCACAGCTGGAAGATATAACAAAGGGCCCGGAGATTGTTTCTGTAAAAAACGGGTACGAAGCAAAGTTTACTATGAGGTCCAGGCTGCCAGATGGATATACTGAACTGCAATATATTGAAACAAATAGCAACTTCCCATATATCAATACTGGGGAGAAAGTAAATTACAAAATGCGAGTTGTTATAGATGCAGAAGCCCTTACATTTAAAAACTCGTATGGAACAAAATACTGCTATTTTCTCTATGGTCGTGTGTATTCCAGTTCAAAATATTATGGGTGTATTATTCGCCTGGAAGAGGGAACGGATAATTATATCTCGATATTTTCTGCAAATGGCGCATCGTCCTCAACGGCCGGATATTCTAAAAATATTGGTAGCAACACAAGAATGAAAATCGATTTGGATTTTATGAACAAAACAGTGACATTAAACGATGGGGCGGCAGAGGACCTCACATGGCTACCTGGTTATTTTGCACAAACTCCTCCCATAAATTTGCCAGCTGGCAATACGCAAGCAGATGGATTTACTATGCGGCTATACTCTTTCCAATACTATCTGTCCGGAACATTGCAGAAGGATTTAGTCCCTTGTACCGATCCATCCGGCATTGTTGGTGTGTACGATTTGGTTGAAAAAAAGTTTCTCAACTCCGCAAATACATCTGCAACATTCGTTGCTGGCCCACCCGTGTAAATAGAAAGGAGAAAGCGACATGGCACGATACCAGATCTGGAACAAGACCGACGACATCATCACCCCCAGCGGGCATCAGTTCACCGCCCAGGAGTGGGCGGACCGGTACCCCTGGTGCAAGCTGCCGGGGGTCAAAATGATCATCACCGCCCCTCCCATCAACGGCGGGGCCGCCATGGAGTACGCCGCCACGGTGGCGCACTACAAGAAGGCCGGGGCGGCCATCACCGACGGCATGACGGACGAGGAGGTCCTGGCGGCTATCGAGAGCTTCGAGGACGACCCGCCCGGCTCCAACGAGCCCGGCCCGGAGGAGCGCATCGCCGCCGCTCTGGAGGCCCAGGTGATGCTCAGCGAGCCGGAGGCGGTCAGCACCTTCTCCGCCGCCCCTGCCCGTGCCAGGGCCGCCAACGGCCTGGAGCAGGCCCACAGCGCATCCTACGCCCGCGTCAAGCGGAACTATGACCGGGGCCTCTGGGGGGCGTCCATGCTGGCCCTGGCGGCCCAGAAGGGGCACATCACCGAGGACGAGGCGGCGGAGATCATGACCGGCGGCGAGGTGGTGTGAGATGTTCCGGCTGCAAATCGACAAGAACAGGATAGAGGTCCTGGAGCGGGACAATGAGCATCACAGCGCCACCCACCGGGAGATCATCAAGCGGGTGCGGATCACTGACGTGCAGGAGAACAAGCTGGATGCCTTCCCAGGGAAGGTCACATTTTTCGGATAGAAGGAGGATCATACCATGCCCGAGAAATGCACAGACAACATCAGAGACTGTCCCCTGCTGCCCCGTGTGGAGGCCCTGGAGCGGGCCAATGAGCAGCACAGCGCCACCCACCGGGAGATCTTCGGGCGGCTGGGAGCGCTGGAGACCGAGAATGCGGTCCAGAACGCCCACTGGAAGAACGTGGACGGCAAACTGGACGAGCTTACCCTTATGGTCCGGGAGCTGAGCGGCAAGGCGGGGAAGAGGTGGGAGAAGGCGGTAGAGACGGTGCTGGTGGCAATCCTCACCGGTGTTGTATGTTTCCTGTTAGGACGAGCCGGACTGTGAACGAAAGAAAAGGAGAACGAAAATGAGCATCGATTGGAAGAGAAAGCTGTCGAGCCGGAAGCTGTGGGCGGCGGTGGCGGGCATCGTCACCGGGCTGGCGATGGTATTTGGCCTGGACGAGAATACCATCAGCACCGTAGCGGGCGCGGTGGTGTCTGTGGCGTCCGTGGTGGCTTACATCATGGCAGAGGGCAAGGTGGACGCCGAAGGCGTCAAGCGGGCCGTGGAGGGCGTCCAGGACGCCGTAGGGGCGGTGACCGATGACGCCGGCTGAGCGCCTGCTGGCAACAGCCGGGGCGGAGGTGGGCTACCTGGAGAAGGCCAGCAAGGCCCAGCTGGACAGCAAGACCGCCAATGCCGGCAGCGCCAACTATACCAAGTACGCCCGGGACCTGGACAAGCTGGGGGTGTACCACGCCGGCAAGCAGGGTTTCGCCTGGTGCGATATCTTTGTCGATTGGTGCTTCGTCCGCGCCTTCGGGCTGGAGGCCGGTATGAAGATGACCGGCCAGCCCAAGGGCGGCTACGGCGCCGGCAGCACCGAGAGCGCCAACTACTACCGGCAGATGGGCCGGTTCCACCGGAGTGGCCCCCAGCCAGGGGACCAGATATTTTTCACCTACACCAACGGGCGGACCATGGCCCACACCGGCATCGTGGAGCGGGTCGCTGGGGGCAGGGTGTACACCATCGAGGGCAACACCAGCGGGGCCAGCGGTGTCATCGCCAACGGCGGCGGCGTCTGCCGCAAGAGCTACCCATTGGACTATGCCCGCATAGGCGGCTATGGCCGGCCAGACTACTCTATCGTACAGGAGGATGATGATATGGACCTGGGACGTTTCAAGGAGCTGTGGCGCGAGATGCGCCAGGAGCTCCAGGACAACGACAGCAGCGGCTACAGTGAGAAGGCGCGGGCCTACTTCACCGGCAACGGCCTGGTACAGGGCAGTGGCAAGCTGCCGGACGGGAGCCCCAACTACATGTGGGAGGACGTGCTGACCAGGGAGCAGCTGGTCACGGTCCTCTACCGGGTGCTGGAGAAGCTGGAGCTTTTGTGATGGAGTTCTCCAAGAGGCTCATCCGGGATATCCGCTGCCTGCTGTGGGTGGTCACCTTGGGGGCGCTGGCCCTGGCGGGGTACTGCATCCGCACCGGCTACACCGGGGCCCTGCCCTGGCTCACCGCCATGGTGGGCCTGCCCTGGACCGCCCACGGGGTGGTGTGCGCCAAATATCTCGATATGGCCAAGAGCGACCACAAGGCCGGCGGCATCACCTTCGAGGCGGCCCGGGCGGCTGGGTTCCAACAGAGCAGCGGGGATAGCCCCAGCATATGACGACAGGCCGCCTGCGGACTAGTTATCGGTCTCGCGGGCGGCCTGGTGTTTTTTGGCGGATGGTGTTGATGGAGGCCCTTTTTTGAAAAAGAGCGAACGCTAACATACTGTCTGGACTTTGAAGAATATCCTTCCTACGCTAAAGCAAAGGGAGGGGTTTTATGTCAAAAGCAGCAGATACCGGTCGAGATGTCCAAGCGGTTCGGCTTGCGCAGGGCTATTCCCAGGAGCAGGCAGCGCTGGAGTCCGGCCTGAGCGTGACCTGGTGGCAACAGATAGAGAAGGGTAGCGCCAACATCACCTTAGATACGCTGAGACGTGTGGCGTGTACATTGGGTGTTGAACCGCAGGTCCTGGGTGTACTGCGCCTGTCGGATGAGGAGATCCGGACGATCCTTCGCAGGGCCCCGCAAGTAGAGCCTGGGACGGGGAGACTCCAGATAGGAGAGAATATCATATTGTTGCGAAAGATACGAAAGCTCACACAGCGGCAGCTGGCGCAGTTGGCAAGGGTCAGCCCTGCCCGTCTGCGGGACATAGAACACGGATGCGCAAATGCCACTATTGTGTTGCTGGAACGGATAGCGGGAGCGCTGGAAGTGCCACTGCTGGCGCTGAGTGCGCTCACGACGCCTGAAGAGGATATCCTGACGGCGGTGCGGGCCGCGAGAGCCATAGCAGAGAAGGAGGTGGCATGATGTGGGCGAGACATCTGAGATATATGGACTCCTCTATCGCCTTGGAGTGACTGGAAACTACACCGGCTTTTTTCATACAGCCTATGCGGTAGCGCTGTGTGCGGAGCAGCCAGACCGATTGCTCATGGTGACAAAATGGCTGTATCCAGAGGTGGCAAAGCAGTATGGGACCAACTGGAGAGCGGTAGAGCGAAACATACGGACCATCAGTCGGATCATCTGGCAGGGAAATCGGCCCCTGCTGGAGGAACTGGCCCATAGGCACCTGGAGCAGCGGCCACGAAACACACAGCTGCTGGCTATTTTGACATCGAGCCTGCTCTCCTCCTCTGACGCTCCATGGACTGGGTAAGGCGATAACTCTTTCCTTCGGGTCATCAATATCAGAGCTTATGGCAGCGTGATGCGGAAAATCAACAAACTATAAGCAGGAGGGACGTTGGCCCCTCCTGCTTTCTGCATTACTCGCGGGTTACTAACAATTTGAATTTCACATATACATGAAGAAACCCCAGAACCATTGCGGCTCTAGGGTTTCCTGTGGTGGAGACTACTGGACTCGAACCAGTGGCCTCATGCGTGTGAAGCATTATCGCCCTGCATCCTAAAACGTCCTATTCCGTCCATATCCGATTTATCAGCAGTTTTCAAAAATCAAAATCAGGTATAACCAGAAGAAGCCGCTTCCGGTTACTAACAAATCACCATCAAAAAATCAGCCCTCTACGGCTTTGATAAGCTCTTCGATATCCGTGTGTACATAGATATTTGCGGTCGTACTGTAGTCAGCGTGTCCAAGTATCTTTTGAAGCACCTCTGGTGCCATCCCTGCCCGTCTGGCACGACTGGCATAGGTGTGTCTGGTCGCATGGGGCGTCTTCTTGGAGATACCGAGCTTGTCCAACAATGGGTAGTAGTCCCGCTTTCTAAAGTTGTTGGGGATCTTCTGTCCTTTGTATCCAGAGAGGAGCAGTTCTCCTTCCGCCAGATCTGCGAAATACTGGAAATATGCACGCCCCTCCGGCCTGATGGGGATAACCCTGTTCCTGCCGGCGGATGTCTTTTCGCCGCCAATGACATAAGTCCCGTGATAGCCGGACAGTGGCAAGGAGAACAGTTCGCCTATCCGCATACCTGTGTAGATCAGCATAAGGACTATCTTTGCTGCATCGCTCTTATCTGCCTCCAGTTTTTCTATATCGGCATCGGAGAAGATATCCTTCTCTTTCTTTTTGTTCTCCGGCAGCTTTACAAAGGATGCAAAATTGGTGGTCAACAATTCCTCCCGAATGGCCCAGGATGACATCTGGGTTATGAGCTGTTTATGTTTGGACACCGTGGAATGGGACTGCTTCATGTACGGGTCCAATACCGCCTGAAAGTCTGCCGTCCTCAAGTCCCGGAACTTTTTCTTGTGGAGCGGGGAGAACACATCAAAGGCACGGTTATAAGAGGCGCGGCCTGCGTTGGTGATCTCCTTGTAATGCTCGACCTTCCAGGCCTCAAACACATCTGCGAAGGTCATATTATAGCGCTCATCCAAGGAGCGGCCTGTGAGGCGGTTCAGCGCCTCCAGGGCAGCCGTTTTTGTTTCATAGTATCCTATCACCACTTTATTCTTCGCAGCCACCCATGGCCGCTTCCTGCGCCCTTGGAGCTTATAAACAGTCCCGGTCCCGTTCGCCCTTTTCAAAGCCTTCTTCTTTTCCTTCACCTGCTTCGTACCACAGAAAAGGCAGTACACGCTCTCGTCCGGTATGTCCTTCCGGCACTTTTTACATCGCATTTCCCCCACCTCCATATTTTGATATGCCGCCCCCAGTGCCAGTGTACTGGGAGCGGCTTTTTTATTCTTGGAACAAGGCAGCGTTCGGGTCTGTATGCTTCGGGTAGCGCCGGCGTATCACAGTCTGGTACATTGGTGGGTCTTGTATGTCCAACGGCTGGCGCAGTTCGGTATACCGTGCGATCACGCTCAGTAAGTATCTTGTGTAGTTCCCGATCTCATATATGTTCGCTATGCCACAACGGACTTCTTTTTTGTCCTTGTCCGGTATAACTATGATGATCTTCGCTCCGTTGACGATAAAGCGGCAGATCCACTTCCTTACGTTCCCTTTATACAAAACAGCTAGGTATGCTTCCGTTTTTTTGTGTGTGATATCGTCCAGGTCAACATAGTCCTTGATAAGGTTTTTCAAATGGTAGTATGTGTTCATTTCTGCTTTTGTTGGGGTGAGAGCGGTGTCGCCGGCGGTGTTCTTTTCCTGTCCCGCAGGTTCGGTGGCCTCTGGGCCTGGCCGCTCAAAGAGTGCGCTTTGGATCTTGTCGTTCATCGTCTCGCTGATGAACTCCTGCATAGATTGTTTTAGGACCGGCCGAAATCTCTCCAAAACAGACTGCGTTTTCATACCGGAATAGACATCCTGCAAGAAAAACCTCACGAACTCATCAGACGGGTTTTGGAATTGCTCTGCCAAGATCTCTTTGAACCGGCTCTGATATTTCAAAGCAGATGCGGAGTCGGAGATCTTTGCAACGCTGAATGTTTCCTTCTGGAACTTTTTCAGCTCTTCTATCTGACTATCCCGCATATGCAGGAGATTGAAGTCCAGGAAAGGCCGCACATCCATCTTGTTCTGGTTCTCCAGATCGGTATAGAACCGATAGCGGATGCCGTTTGTCAGTATCGCGAACTTTGCTGATGTGGTGGAGAAATAGCGGAACAGCTGGCTGTCATGCTTCTCCAGGTTCCGATTGATAGCCTTGGCCTCGATGATGATGACCGGCTCTCCGTCCTGCAAGATGGCATAGTCCACTTTCTCTCCGCGCTTGATGCCGACATCTGCGGTGAACTCCGGGGCAAACTCGTGTGGGTCGAACACGTCGTACCCCAACAGAGAAAAGAACGGCATGATGATAGCTGTTTTGGTGGCTTCTTCAGTCTGGATAGAGCCCTGTAACGCCTCCACTCGTTTGATGAATTGGGCGAGCCGTTCGGTGAAGTCCATCATCCTATCCTCCTATCCTGTTTCAAGATATCTTTTGTCAAATTTCAAAAATACATATCCACCGCCAGGTTCCCGTGGATATACCAGCACAACGCTTTTCGCATAAAGTCTTCCGTTACACCGAAATACTCTGACAACTGCCAAACAGTTTCACAGCCGGCTGCTATGGCCCGGTCCAGCTCTTCTTTTGTTACAAGCTTCTCAATCGCCCACTTATCCGCTCGATTTTCATGTTTCTTTCTGATATCACATTTTGCCCATCGATTGTAAAAACTGCCGGTGCAACAATGCCCCAATTCATGCGCAAGGTGGGTCCGGTAGTCAGCATAGTTCCTTGCGATGTTCTTATCGACCCCTATGTAACAGGCCAGGTCATCTGATTGCAGACACATAGACTTACATTTCGGGATATCAAGCACGATGATGGGTATGTTTTCATCCTGTGCGATCTCATACAGCGCAGATATTTCCATCAGCTGTCACCCCTTTTTCTTCTCCGCCTCTTCCCGGAGCTTGACCATTTTCGCAAAGCGCTTTACTTCAGCGAACATATCATCCGTTATGTCTCCATCACCTCCAAATAATGCGAACTTAATATCTTCATCGCTGATTTGGCGCTCGCCCTCCGGGGCGGGCGCTTTTTCTTCGCCCGTCAGGTCTTGAACAGATACACCAAAGTAGTCCGCTATTTTTTGGGCTGTTGTATCCGTTGGAGAAGTCCCCCTGTTTTTCCAGTTTGAAACAGTTGATTTGTTTATCCCGATTTCAATAGCGACTGCGGATGGGGCTTTTCCAATTTGACTACACAGTTTTATAAACTTCTCATAAAACACACAAAACACCACCTTCTATTTTGGCAAAATAACGAAGTTGGAAAAGTTCACAATATACGGTTGACAAGTTGGATAAGTTGTATTACAATGGTTTTGTTGGTTGCAAAAGGTAACAACGCCCCAGACACCAGGCGAAACGCCCCGTGTCAAACGCTATATGGACCTCACAACTTCATGATAGCACAGTTTGTTAACTTATGCAACTACTTTTTTGACTGCGGAAGAGAAAAAAGCCGCCTGGTGCTGACGACACCGGGCGGCGAAGGGGAGGGGGGTGATGTACAGTGCAAACAGATGAACGGATCGAGGCCCTGGAAAGAAGGATAACTGTGCTTGAAGCCATCGTACAAGCACAGCTAAAGGTGAGTATTTCACCGGAAGAAGTAGCGAACGCTGTGTTCAAGGAATTGAACCATCGTATACGCGAAGGTGGCAATCCTGTTTTACTCTGCTGCTAACCAGGCATGGTAAGCCTCTAAAAGGCGCATGGACGTTTGGAAAGCGTAAGACTGCGTGTATGCCCGGGCCCAATCGTCAGGGTTGTCCTTGAACAAAGTATCTAGCTTCTTGACCAATGCGTTATGTATTTCCTGGTGCCATTTTTCAAGTGTAGCATCATCAATAGTTTTTCTGAACTCACGGAAATCTTTCATTGACAAACCCTCGTTTCTTTATGGTGGTTTTTTGGAGTAAGAACAATTATAACGCAGTGGGAAACAGAAGTCAACATTTTTAACAGAAGGGGGGATGGATTTGCCAGAGAAATGGACCGGCCGTCTGATCGGTAGGATGCACAACGAGCGCATCACTTATGATGAGCTGGCTGCGGAGTTGGGGGTCACGAAGTCCTATATCTCCATGATACTCAATGGGAAACGCAGCCCAGACGGCATTCGGAACCGCATGGAAGATGCGGTAGACCGCCTCATCCAGAGAAAGCGGTCAGAGCAGGACAGCGCATGAAACAGCCCGCCCGGCGGGGCGGAGAAAAGGAGGAACAACATGGAAGAGAACCTGTTCATCGAGACGATGAATGCCGCGCAGGCCGCGGCTGTTTTGAGGACGATGGGGATGAATACGTCCCCGGAGAAGATCCGCAACGGCATCCAGCAGGGGGTGTACCCCTTCGGGGACGCTGTCGTGATGGAGAAGCAGACCATCTGCACCATCTATCGGAAGCAGCTGATGGACTGGGCCAGAGAGCGGGCCACCACTGCGGGTCCGTTACAGGAAGAGGTGAACGCATGAACCGAGTAGTCGAGTGCCAGCGCCTGGGCGGCAGCTGGCGGGTGGAGGTCATCACGCCCAGCGGGGCGCGGATGGTGCTGCTGTGTGAGGGCAGCCGGGCGCAGGCCATGGAGAAAGCCTGCTGGAGCAGGGTGGAGGTGGAACCGGCGTGAGGTCCGCTTCCACCCTGGGGCGAAGCCATACACATGAAAAGAGCCCCGTTGAGCGCAGCGAACACTCAACGGGGCAGGCATCAGGCCAGATGACTGGTATCAGGCTTGACGGATTTATTATCGCACATACGTTCCTTTCTGTCAAGCCGGAAAGGGGACATCTTGAAAATTTTTTTGAAACTGCCAGGCGGGGCAGAGTTCCGCTTTGAGCGGGACCGGCGTCCGCCGATGGACAATGATCGGTTTGGGGCGGTGTGCGGCCTGCTGGCCTGCGCCCTGGCGGCGCTGGTGTTGGTGGTGCTGATTGTCGCGGTGACAGGCAGATAGGCCTCGTGGCAGGCATGGAATGGCTAGGACCGGAATGGCAAGGCACGGCAAGGTTAGGCATGGAGAGGCAGGCAAGGCTTGGTGTTGTGAGGTAAGGCATGGCGTTGTCAGATACGGCACGGTGCGGCAGGCAAGGCAAGGCCAGGTATGGTAAGTCTCGGATTGGTCAGGAATGGCAAGGCAGGCACGGTGCGGCGTGGTGCTGTATGGCTGGGTGAGTTACGGCGGGGCAGGCTAGGCAAGTCGTGGCGTGTTGAGATGGGGCCGGGCAGGGCAAGGCAGGCAAGGTGTGGCATGGAAAGGAGCGGCTGGGCCGGGCTCGGCGAGGCAGGCGAGGCAAGGCAGGATCTCACCGAAAGGGGGCGATTATCTTCAACAGCGTAAAAAGAAGTCCCCGCTGACGTTGGTGCGTCAACGGGGAGAGCAAAGACCGAAACCACAACAAAACGGCCTATACCTTGATTATAAACGGTGAGGCCGAAGAAATCAAGGAGGAAAATCAAAATGGCAGTCAAAAAGGCGGAACTGGTCACTATCAAGCCCATCGAGATGCAGTCGGTCGAATTGACCATCGTGGGCGACACACCACTGATTGTCCATGCGTGGAGCGAGAAGGCCAAGAAGCAGATGCTGGACGCGCAGATGGGCAAGGCGAAGGGCAAGCAGAAGGAGAGGAAATCTCCGGCGCAGGACTTCATCGACAGTGTGTATTGGTTGACGGACAAGCCCGCCGCCGATGAAGTGGATGATGAGGATGGCAAGCTGGCCCTGTTCGCCGAGGCCGTTCAGAACGGCGCGAAGTTTGGCTTTCCGGTAACAGCGCTGAAGCAGGCGGCAATCTCCGCTTCTTTCCGCAAAGGCTGGACAAAGGACAAAATGAGCCTGCGGGGCGTGTTCTTCATCGACGGTGGTTTCGGAGAGTTTATGGAAATCAAGAGCGACCCTCCCGTTATGCGTGAAGACATGGTTCGCGTCGGCATGGGCACCGCCGACATTCGCTATCGCGGAGAGTTCCGCAACTGGTCTGCTACATTTACCCTGAAATATGATGCAAACGGTCAGTATGACCTCCCCGCTATCGTCAATATGATTAACGCTGGCGGAACGGTATGCGGCCTGGGCGAATGGAGAACGGAGCGCGATGGGATGTTTGGCGCGTTCCATGTTGCGACCACCTAATTTTGGCAGGTGAGGCGAGTTATGGCGTTGTAAGGCATGGTGGGTTATGGCGGTCTATGGCACGGCAGGCATGGCATGGCATGGCAGGGATGGGTGAGGTCAGTCAAGGCGCGGCAGGCAAGGTCCGTTCAGGCGGGGAAAGGCCCGGTACGGTCTGGTGTGGCTCGGTAAGGCAGGCAGGGTATGGCCAGTCGGGGCGAGGCATGGCAAGGTGCGGTTAGGCTCGGCAGGCATTGGCCTGGCTGGGAACGGCATGGTCCGGCAGGCGTGGCAAGGTGAGGTAAGGCTTGCCTTGGCAGGGCATGTCACGGTCCAACAAAAGCGAGGAGGTAAAAGACTTGGTCTACAGTTGGAAGATGAACGGGTTGTATCCCGTCCCGGCGCAACAGGCCGGGGAGGAGATTGAGCGCATTTGCGAGAAACACGGCGGTGCGACACCGAAAGCGATCGTGGACGAGAGCAGGCCAGAGCACGCGCCGCTCCACCCGATTTTTGAGTGGAACGAACCCGTTGCGGCGGAACTGTGGCGGGAACAGCAGGCCCGGCAGATTGTGTGCTGTCTCATCACGGTGGAACAAACGGCAAAGAGCAGTGAGCCAGTGCAGGTTCGAGCTTTCCATCACGCACGGCAGGCTTATCACCCGATGTCTGTCGTAGTCCAAAGCCGGGACATGATGGAAGAGGTCAAGGCGGATGCACTTCGCTCTATGCTGGCGTTCAAGCAAAAGTACTCCGTCTTGTCTGAGAAATTCTTGGAAGTCCAACGGGTCATCGAAGCGATGGACAAAGCGATACCAAAATTGAAAGACGGCCTTGTGCAAATGGACAGGCCGTCCGTGTGAGAGGAGAAAACGATGAGCGAACAAAAGAAGAAGCGCCTGTGGCAGCGGCTGGAAGCGGATATCAAGGCGGGGCTGGTGATACTGGCCCTGGTGCTGGTGGGGTACATAGCGGGCCGCCTGACGGTCCGGGCGGCGGAGCCTGTCGGGGCCCGACTGCCGGTGGACAAGCCCCTGGAGGCGGCACTGGCCCGTGGGGAGCCGGAGCTTATGCGGCTGGAGTATCTGGGAGAGTTTACAGCGACCTATTACTGCTGCGAGCGGTATCCGCACATCTGCGGCACCGGGGACGGCCTGACGGCCACCGGCGCGGCCGTGGAGCCCGGTATCGTAGCGGTGGACCCCAAGGTCATCCCGCTGGGCAGCACCGTGGTCATCGATGGAGAGCGGTACCTGGCCGCCGACACCGGCGGGCTCATCCGTGGCCAGCGGGTGGACATCGCGGTCCCCACCCACGCGGAGGCCCTGGCCCTGGGGGTCCGGGAGGTGGAGGTGTGGACGTGTACATGAGCTACAAGGACCTGGCGGCGGAGCAGGCAAAGCCGCTGGACTACAAGATCCAACGGGCCGCAGAAGCCATCCGCGAGGGCTTCCGGGCCTGCCGGCACACGCCGGCCCTGGCGTTCTCCGGCGGCAAGGACAGCACGGTCCTCTGGGACCTTATCCGCCGGCACTTCCCGGCAGAGGGGAGGCGGCTGCACATCATCTACGGCAACACCGTGGTGGAGTACCCGGAGAGCCTGCACTTCGCCCGGGAGCTGGGCGCGGCCTGGGGCGGGGAGCGGTTCCACGAGGTCCGGCCTCTGAAGACGGAGCGGGACGGCCTGAAGTACGAGGCCCAGTGCGAGGTGCTGCGGTGGCTGGTGGGGCAGGGGAGGCTGGGCGAGATCCTGAAGCCGGACGGCAAGCTCAAGCGGACCACCATCCTGGACGAGCTGTGCCCGCCGGAGATGTGGGAGGAGTTCCGGCGGCGGGGCCTGATCTGGAAGGCTGGGACCATGAAGACCTACTTCTGGTGCGCGGACCAGTACGGCTGGCCCCTGCTGGGGAAGGCGTTCAGCAAGCTGAAGGCCCACCGCATCAACATCGACTGCTTCCTGACGTACTCGGAGAGCCAGAGCGAGAAGCCGGAGCTGCTGGCGTACTACGAGATCCTGCGGCAGGTGAAGATCTCCCAGGCCTGCTGCGACATCCTCAAGAAGGAGCCCAGCGAGCGGATGCAGGCGGAGCTGGGGGTGGATGTCATCTTCAAGGGCCTGATGGCGGCGGAGAGCCGGTCCCGGCAGACCAACTTCTGCACCAGGGGCTACCTGTTCCAGTCCCGGCGGGACCATCTGCCGGCGGGGGACAGCTTCTGGCACGTCAACCCCATCTCCATCTGGACGGACGAGGACATCTGGGCCTATATCCGGCGGTACGATGTGCCGGTCTCGCCGCTGTATGAGATGGGCTGGGAGGACGAGGAGGGGGAGCGGCACTGTATCCCCCGGAACGGCTGCATGGCCTGCGGGACGGACCTGCTGTTCCCGAACAATCACCTGGCCACCCTGCGGCGGACCCACCCGGCGGCCTGGCGGGCCTTCATGCGGGCGGGCCTGGCGGCGGAGATACGGGCCTTGCAGCAGGCCAAGCGGGGCGGGCAGTATTCGGTGCTGGACTACATCGGGGATGCCAACTATCTGGTGGACGCCCGGCCCTGTGCCTTCGACCGCATCGATAGGCTGGTGCTGGACGAGGTCACCGCAGATGACAGGCTGCTGGAGTATGACCCGGAAGAGGTGATGGTGTGAACTGTCCGGCACAAAAAGGCCGCCCCCGGTGAGACGGCACCGGAGGCGGCGGGGCGGACGAGCGTACAGCACATACAGCCAAGTCCATCCCTATTCTAAGGGATAGGGGATAGAAAGTCAAGTGAACGATGTGCCCATCAGGCGGCAGTCCCGCCTATTAGGGCACAGAAGATAGGGAGGAGCATATGTCAGTCAAGATCACGCAATTCGAGGCGGAGAACGTCAAACGCATCAAGGCGCTGGCCCTCGCTCCGGCGGAGACGGGCCTGACGGTCATCGGGGGCCGGAACGGACAGGGCAAGACCTCGGGGCTGGACGCCATCGTGTGGGCCCTGGGCGGGGCCCGGTACCGGCCCTCCCAAGCGTCGCGGGAGGGCTCCGTCCTCCCGCCCCGGCTCCGGCTGGAGCTGAGCAACGGCATCATCGTGGAGCGGTCGGGGAAGAACAGCGACCTGAAGGTGACGGACGCCTCGGGCCGCAAGGCGGGCCAGCAGCTGCTCAACTCCTTCGTGGAGCAGCTGGCCCTGGATATGCCCAAATTCATGGCCGCCCCCAGCCGGGAGAAGGCGGTCACCCTGCTGCGCATCATCGGCCTGGAGGAGCAGGTGGAAGCCCTGGAGCGGCAGGAGCGGGAGCTGTATGACCAGCGTCGCGCCGTTGGGCAGATTGCGGACCAGAAGGCGAAGTACGCCAAGGAGCTGCCCAGCTATGAGGGCGTGCCGGACGCGCCGGTGTCCGCCTACGACCTCATCCAGCGGCAGCAGGACATCCTGGCCCGGAACGGGGAGAACCAGCGCAAGCGGGCGCGGGCAGCCCAGCTGGAACGGATGAAACAGGACCTACAGCGGCAGCTGGACGAGCTGCACGAAAAGTATGCCGCGGTGTGCGATGACTACGAGACCGCCCAGATGGATGCTATCGACTTGCTGGATGAGGCCACCGATGCGCTGGAGGCCAGCATCCGGGACATCGAGGCCATCAACGCCAAGGTCCGCACCAACCAGGACAAGGCGCGGGCGGAGGCGGAGGCCCGGGAGCTGGCCGGCCAGTATGCCGGTCTGACCGAGCAGCTGGAGACGGTCCGCCGGCAGCGGACAGACCTCCTGCAAGGCGCGAAGCTGCCCCTGCCGGGGCTCTCCGTGGAGGCCGGGGAGCTGACCTATCAGGGCAAACGCTGGGACTGCATGAGCGGCAGCGACCAGCTGAAGGTGTCCGCGGCCATCGTCCGGGCGCTGAAGCCGGACTGCGGCTTCGTGCTGATGGACAAGCTGGAGCAGATGGACCTGGAGACCCTGCGCTCTTTCGGGGCCTGGGCGGAGCAGGAGGGGCTGCAGATCATCGCCACACGGGTCTCCACCGGCGGGGAGTGCAGCATCATCATCGAGGACGGCTGCGCCGTGGAGCCGCAGGCCCAGCCCGTCCCCACATCTTGGAAGGCAGGTGCGTTTTGATGGCACAGCTGAAGATCTATACCGGCAAGACCGGGGGCGCTCTGAAGGTGGTGGTCTACGGCCCGGAGGGCATCGGCAAGACCACCCTGGCCGCCCATTTTCCCCGCCCGGTGTTCATCGACACCGAGGGGAGCACCCGGCATATGGACGTGTCCCGCACGGAGCGGCCCTCCAGCTGGACGATGCTCATGGAGCAGGTGCGGTGCATCCGCGACGATCCGGGCGTATGCGCCACGCTGGTCATCGACACCGCCGACTGGGCGGAGCAGCTGTGCATGAGCAGCATCTGTGCCGGCAGGAAGCTGAGCGGCATCGAGGATATGGGCTATGGCAAGGGCTATGTCTACCTGGCCGAGGAGTTCGGCCGCCTGCTGGACCTGTTGGGGGAGGTCGTGAGCCGGGGCGTCCATGTGGTCCTGACGGCCCACGCCATGATGCGCAAGTTCGAGCAGCCGGACGAGATGGGCGCGTATGACCGCTGGGAGCTGAAGCTGCAAAAAAAGACCGCCGCCCTGGTGAAGGAGTGGAGCGACCTGCTGCTGTTCGCCAACTACAAGACCCTGGTGGTCGCGTCAGACGACAAGGGGAAGAAGCACAAGGCCCAGGGGGGCCGGCGGGTGATGTACACCAGCCACCACCCCTGCTGGGACGCAAAGGACCGTCTGGGCCTGCCGGAGGAGCTGCCATTGGACTTTACGGCCCTGGCTCCTTACATCGGATGCACGGCCCCTGCCGCCCCGGCAGCGCCGGCGGCATCTGCGCCGCCTCCGACTCCCGCGCCGGCCCCTGCACCGGCCCCTGGTCCTGCGGCGGCAGATATGCCGGCAGCTCCCAGCCCCTCCCGTAAGGACGATATGGCGGTCCCCCAGGTCCTCGTGCCGCTCCTGGAGAGCGCCCACGTCACCGAGGAGGAGGTCCGGGAGGTCATCGCCCAGCGGCAGGGGGTCTTCCCCATGGGGACCACCTGGAAGGTGATGGAGGAGAGCGGCTTCGTAGAGGGCTGGGTCCTCCCCTTCTGGGACAAGATCGTGGAAACGATAGAGAGCGACCCCCATAGGTTGCCCTTTTGAGTGCAACTTTTGCCCGGTCTTGCCCCTTAATATATAACGAACAAGGAGGTACTTACACATGAGCGGATATGACACCATGCCCCGGGAGCTGGGCTGGGACGACGAGATCCAGCGGGACGAGAGCTTCCAGGTCCTCCCCGAGGGGGACTATGCCTTCACTGTGAAGAAGTTCGAGCGGGCCCGGCACAGCGGCAGCGAGAAGATCCCCGCCTGCAACAAGGCTATCCTGACGCTGGCCGTCAGCGGCCCGGCGGCGTCCGGCGAGGTGACAACGAACCTCTTCCTCCACAGCAAATTCGAGTGGAAGCTCTGCCAGTTCTTCACGGCCATCGGACAGCGCAGGCACGGGGAGGCCATGCGGATGGACTGGGGGGCCGTCCCCGGCGCTGCTGGCGTCTGCCATGTGGGCGTCCGCAAGTGGACGGGCAGCGACGGCAGGGAGCGGGAGAGCAACGAGATCGCGGAGTTCTACGACCCGGAGAGAGCGCCGAAGGTCCAGCCCGCCGCCGCGGCGCAGGTGCCGGTGCCCGGCTGGACCGAGCTGCCCCGAGACACCCCTACCCCCTGGGACACGGGGCGGTTCTGATGGAGCGGATAGAGCAGGTAGAGCGGATGGCGCTGCGGCCCTATCAGCAGGAGGCCCGGACAGCGGTGGAGCGGGACTGGGCGGACGGCTTCCCCCGGACCCTCCTGGTCCTGCCCACCGGATGCGGCAAGACCATCGTCTTTTGTAAGATCATAGAGGACATGGTCCGTGCCGGCCGCCGGTGTCTCATCCTGGCCCACCGGGGTGAGCTGCTGGACCAGGCCGCCGACAAGCTCCTGCGGTCCACCGGCCTGCGCTGCGCCGTGGAGCGGGGGGAGGAGAGCTGCCTGGACAGCTGGTACCGGGTGACCGTGGGGTCGGTCCAGAGCCTGATGCAGGAGCGGCGGCTGGCCCGGTTCCCGGCGGACTATTTTGACTGCATCGTGGTGGACGAGGCCCACCACGCTCTCTCCGACAGCTACCGGCGGGTCCTCTCCCACTTCCCCGCCGCCTGGGTCCTGGGCGTCACGGCCACCCCGGACCGGGGGGATATGCGGGACCTGGGCCAGTACTTCGACCACCTGGCCTATGAGTATACCCTGCCCCAGGCCATCCGGCAGGGCTATCTCTGTCCCATCCGGGCCGTGACCATCCCCCTCCGGCTGGACCTCACCGGCGTCCGGGTCCAGGGCGGGGACTTCAAAAACTCCGACATCGACACGGCCCTGGACCCCTACCTGCACCAGATCGCCCAGGAGATGCGGCAGTACTGCCAGGGGCGCAGGACGGTGGTGTTCCTGCCCCTGGTGCGCACCTCCCAGAAATTCCGGGACATCCTCGCCGCCCAGGGCTTTCGGGCGGCGGAGGTCAACGGCGGCAGCCAGGACCGCGCAGCCGTCCTCCGGGACTTCGGCGCGGGGCGGCACGATGTCCTCTGCAACTCCATGCTGCTGACCGAGGGCTGGGACTGCCCCGGCGTGGACTGCATCGTGGTCCTGCGGCCCACCAAGGTCCGCGCCCTCTACAGCCAGATGGTGGGCCGGGGCACCCGCCTGTCCCCGGAGACGGGCAAGCAGGACCTGCTGCTCCTGGACTTCCTCTGGCACACCGAGCGCCACGAGCTGTGTCACCCCGCCCACCTCATCTGCACCAGCGACGAGGTGGCCCAGGCGATGACCCGGCGCATCGAGGCCGCCGGCGGGCCGGTGGACATCCAACAGGCCGAGGCCCAAGCCAGTGAGGACGTGGTGGCGGCCCGGGAGGAGGCCCTGGCGAAGAGATTGGCGGAAATGCGGGGCAGGAAGCGGAAGCTGGTGGACCCGCTCCAGTTCGAGATGAGCATCCAGGCCCAGGACCTGACGGGCTACCGCCCCGCCTTCGGCTGGGAGCTGGGACCGCCCACCGATAAGCAGCGGGCGGCGCTGGAGAAGTTCGGTATCCTGCCGGATGAGATCGGGAGCGCGGGGAAGGCGTCCATGCTGCTGGACCGGCTGTCGAGGCGCAGCGCGGAGGGGCTGTCCACCCCGCGGCAGATACGGGTGCTGGAGAACTTCGGCTTCCGTCATGTGGGGACCTGGCCCTTCCAGGACGCCAAAAATATGATCGACCGGATGGCCGCGGGCGGCCGGGACGGGCGGTGGCGCGTCCCCGCCGGCGTGGACCCTGGGACCTACCGGCCTGGGGAGAGGTGACAGGATGGAACATACTTTGGACCTGCTGGAGGCCCTGGCCCACATCGACCCGGCGGGCCTTGCCTACCAGGACTGGCTGGCCGTGGGCATGGGGCTGAAGGAGGCGGGCTATCCTGTCTCCGCCTGGGAGGACTGGTCCCGCCGGGACGGCGGGCGCTACCACCCCGGCGAGTGCCGGCGCAAGTGGGACAGCTTCCGCGGCGGCTCTGCCGGGGCGAACATCTCCGGCGGCACCATCGTGAAGATGGCGATGGACCGGGGCTGGGAGCCGGCCCAGGCGGGCGGTCATGCGCTGGACTGGGACGATGTGATAGACACCGGCGGAGACAGCCCCCGCTTGGTGGACAAGGACTGGGTAGAGGACCGGGAGGTGCCGGAGCCGAAGGACTGGGACCCGGCCGGACAGCTGATACGGTACCTGGAGACCCTCTTCGAGGCCCACGAGATGGTGGGCTACGTCACCCGCAGCTTTGAGAAGGACGGGAAGCGCCTGCCCACCAAGGGCTGCTGGGACCGGGCGGCGGGGAAACTGATAAGCGAGCTGTCCAGGTGCGGCGGCGATGTGGGCAGCGTGCTGGGGGACTACGACCCGGCGGCGGGGGCCTGGATACGCTTCAACCCCCTGGACGGACACGGCATCAAGAACGCCAACGTGACCGACTTCCGGTTCGCCCTGGTGGAGTCCGACACGGTATCCATCGAGAAACAGAACGCGATCATCCGGGACCTGGAGCTGCCTGTGGCGGCGCTGGTCCACTCTGGTCAGAAAAGTCTCCATGCTGTCGTCCGCATCGAGGCGGGGAGCTATGAGGAGTACCGGCGGAGAGTGGATCTCTTGTACAGCGTCTGCCAGAAGAACGGGCTGGAGGTGGACCGGCAGAATTGCAACCCGTCCCGCCTGAGCCGTATGCCGGGGGTCATGCGAGGTGGACACAAGCAGTTTTTGGTGGATACCAATATCGGCAAAGCCTCCTGGAATGAGTGGCGGGAGTGGATAGAGAGCGTCAGCGACGACCTGCCGGCGCTGGAGAACATGGCCGCCGCCTGGGACGGCCTGCCCCAGCTGGCCCCGCCCCTCATCGAGGGGGTCCTGCGCCAGGGCCACAAGCTGCTCCTGGCCGGGCCCAGCAAGGCGGGCAAGAGCTACGCCCTCATCGAGCTGTGCTGCTCCATCGCCGAGGGCCGGCCCTGGCTGGGCTTTTCCTGCGCCCAGGGCCGGGTGCTGTACATCAACCTGGAGCTGGACAGGGCCAGCTGCCTCCACCGGTTCCGGGACGTATACGAGGCCCTGGGATACCCGCCCGCCCACCTGGAGAGCATCGACATATGGAACCTCCGGGGCCGGTCCATCCCTATGGACAAGCTGGCCCCCAAACTGATACGGCGGGCCATGCGGAAGGACTATATCGCCATCGTCATCGACCCCATCTACAAGGTCATCACCGGTGACGAGAACAGCGCCGACCAGATGGCCAAGTTCTGCGACCAGTTCGACAAGGTGTGTACCGAGCTGGGCTGCGCGGTGATCTACTGCCACCACCACAGCAAGGGCAGCCAGGGGAGCAAGAGGAGCATGGACCGGGCCAGCGGGTCCGGGGTGTTCGCTCGGGACCCGGACGCCCTGCTGGACCTCATCGAGCTGCCCGTCAGCGACAGCCTGCGCCGGCAGGTGGTGGGGAACGCCGTGGGCCGCTCCTGCGCCGCCTTCCTGTCGGAGCGGGGACGGCTGGGGGAGGTGAGCCGGGACGACCTGTGCAGCGAGCGTGCCGCTCTGGCGGCCTGTGAGGCCGTTTTGAGCGAGGGGGACTACCGGGACCTGCTCCCCGCAGTGGAGGCCGCCAAACGGGCCGCCCTGGCCCGCACGGCCTGGCGGATAGAGGGGACCCTCCGGGAGTTCCCCAAGTTCCCGCCCATCGACCTGTGGTTCGACTACCCGGTCCACCGGACGGACGAGAGCGGCGTCCTGGGGGACGTGGACCCGGACAGCGACACGGCCTCCGCATGGCAGAAGAAGAAGTCTGCCGCGCCGCCTAAGGACCGGCGCCGGGAGCGGCTGGAGGCCCTGGAGACCGCCTTCGCCGCCTGCGATATGGAGGGGAGCGGATGCGTGAGCGTCACGGCCTTGATGGAGTATACCGGCAAGGCGAAGAACACGGTCCGCGCCTGGGTAGATGAACACCCCGATTTTGAGCGGCAGAAGGACGGGGTCAAACGGGTCAAAAATGGATGATTTTGGATAATTGACCGGGGGGTCAAAAAGTCAAACTGACCCCAGGGTCATAAATTGACCGGGGGGTCAAAAAAGGGGGGTCAAAAAGCCCCCCTATATAGGGGGGGCTTTTTGACCGCCCCCATTTTGGACCCGCCCCTTTGCGCAAGAGAAAAGCAGATCTTAGCGAGGTGAAGAACATGGAAGAGCAAGTGTTTTTGGACGGCGTCTGTCCGCGCTGCGGGCGGCACTGTGGGAATGGTGGGCAGGGCATGACGCTCCGGTGTCCGTGCGGCTGGGCCGGTGGGCTCACCCAGGAAGACATGGAGGCGCTAAAAGCGTTCTTCCGCCGCCACCAGGAGAGGAACAGAGACGACACATGCGGATAGAGTTTTTCATGCCAATGGTCCCGCCCACAGCTACCCACCAGGAGAAACAGGTCCGGGTGGTGGATGGCAAGCCCAGGTTCTATGAGCCGGCGGAGCTGCGGGCGGCCCGGTCGAAGCTGACGGCCCATCTGGCCGGGCATAGGCCGGAGCGGCCCCTGGGGGGCGCGGTGCGGCTGGTGGTCAAGTGGTGCTTCCCCCGTGGGAGGCGCCGGGACGGCAGCTACCGGACCACCAGGCCCGACACGGACAACCTCCAGAAGTTGCTGAAGGACTGTATGACCACTGTGGGGTTCTGGAAGGACGATGCCCAGGTGGCCAGCGAGATCGCGGAGAAGTTCTGGGCCGAGGTGCCGGGGATCTTCATCGCGGCGGAGGAGCTGGAGGATGGATGACTGCCGGTCGCTTGGAGACTGGTGGAGAAAGGAGACAAGGACCATGGGGAGAGCATATCAGGATAGCCGCGGCTGGAGGTACCGGGTGATGGGCGGCATCGGTAAAAACTGCTACAAGGCACGGTATCAGAAGCCGGAGAAGCGCGAAGACGTTGGCTGGAAGGGGCTGGCCGCCGTGCCCTGGCGGGAGACCCGCGAGGAGGCCCAGGCCGACTTGGACGCCCTGGCAGAGCGGAAAGGGTGGCAGGAGGTGGCGCTATGACCCGGCAAGAGGCCGTAGCCTACCTGCGGCCCATCATGGAGAGCGCCAGCCTGCCCAGCTACCAGGCGGCGCTGCGGCTGGCGGTGGAGGCAATGGATGCCATGGACGCGCTGGAGGCGGGCCCTCCGTCGCCGGCAGAGCTGCGGGCAGGGGATGATGTGCGGTGGGTGCGGTATGGCAATAGCTGGCTGGCCTGCCGCCGCAGGCCGGAGAGCGATAGGGATGCGTAAGGCCATCGCCATCGACTTTGACGGTTGCCTCTGTCAGGACTGCTACCCGGCTGTCGGGCCACCCAACTGGGAGGTCATCCGCCGGGCCCAGGCAGAGCAGGCCGCCGGGGCGGCGGTCATCCTCTGGACCTGCCGGGCGGGGACGTACTTACAGGAGGCGGTGGACGCCTGCGTATCCTGGGGGCTGTCCCTGGATGCCGTCAACGCCAACCTGCCGGAGCGCATCGCCCGCTATGGCAACGACTGCCGCAAGGTCAGCGCCGACGAGTATTGGGACGATAGGGCTGTCAGGATGCCGGAGGGCATACGACAGGGAGGTGAGCGGATGTGCAGTGGGTTCCCGGCGCGGCTGCGCACGCTGCGGGAGGGGCGCCGGATGAGCCGTAAGGCACTGAGCGAGTGCTGCGGGCTGAGCAAGAACATGATTGGCAGATATGAGCGAGGAGAGAAGGAGCCATCCACAAAAGCCCTTGTCGAGATCGCAGATTTCTTTGAGGTCTCTACAGACTATCTGCTGGGCCGGAAAAATTTTTTTGACCGTGCCCCCCCACGGGGGGCCAGACCTGAAAAAAGTATGAGATAATAGCCTTGCCGGGCCCGTTCATCCCGGCCGAGTTTCCTCCTTCCCTGCCTGGGGCGGGCGACCGCCCCGCAGGCGGGAGGAGATGCCAACATATGCAGCCACACGGCGCATGAGCCCAATGGCTGTACCAGACAGATCAGGAGAGGTGGTGGTATGGCATTAACACCGAAGCAGGAGCGTTTTGTGCAGGAATATCTGGTGGACCTCAATGCCACCGCCGCGGCGAAGCGGGCCGGGTATAACGAAAAGACCGCATACAGTATGGGGCAACGCCTGTTGAAAAAAGTTGAGATCCAAAATTCCATCCAAGAGGCGCAGAGATCGCTCCAGGACCGCACGGAGGTCACCCAGGAAAGGATCATTGCAGAGACCGCAAAATTGGCCTTTTTCGATGCAAGGAAGCTGTTCGATAAAAACGGGAGACCGCTGCCCATATCGGAACTGGATGACGATACCGTCGCCGCGCTGGTGGGTCTGGACGTGCAGGACCTCACCGGCTCAGACGGGAGCTTTATCGGATATGTCAGGAAATATAAACTGGCTGACAAGCTCAAGGCCTTAGAGCTGCTGGGCAAGCGGTTCGGGACCTGGGAGCCGCCGAAGGATACCGGTCCGAAGGACGAAAGCGAAGAGGACGATCTGAGCCGAAGTTTACGGGAGCTGGGGGAAGGACTGGAGAGCGATGATCAGTGATAAGCAAAAGAAGATCCTTGCCTTCCCCTACAGCCGCTACGACGCTCTCATATGCGACGGCGCTGTCCGGTCCGGTAAGACCTCGCTCATGGTCGTGGCCTTCATTGACTGGGCCATGCGGGAGTTTTCCGGCCAGCGGTTCGGCATCTGCGGGAAGACCGTAGGCAGCGCCACGGAGAATATGGTCATCCCGTACATATCTCGGACGTATGCCAAGGACCGCTATACCATCCACTGGCGGCGGTCTCAGAAGATCTTAGAGGTCCGCCGGGGGCGGCGGGTCAACTACTTCGAGGTATTCGGCGGGCGGGACGAGAGCTCCTTTACCCTCATCCAGGGCCGGACATTGGCCGGCGTGCTGCTGGACGAGGTGGTCCTGATGCCGGAGAGCTTCGTTGATCAGGCCTTGGCCCGGTGCAGTGTGGAGGGTGCAAAACTGTGGTTCTCTTGTAACCCAGGGCATCCGTCTCATTGGTTCAAAACAGAGTGGATAGACAAGCGGGAAGAGCGAAATGCCCTGTATCTCCACTTTGAGATGACCGACAACCCCAGTCTCAGTGACGCGACCTTGAAGCGTTACCGGTCGATGTACGCAGGCGTGTTTTACGACCGGTATGTCCGCGGCCTGTGGGTGATCGCTGAGGGGCTCGTCTACCCCATGTTCTGCGCAGCGGACCACGTTGTCGACGAGATGCCGTGGCAGGCCCTACAGCGCGGAAAATGGTCCATCTCTGTGGACTACGGGACGGTCAACCCAACATCCGCCGGCCTGTGGTGTCTATGGGATGGGACTGCATACCGGGTACGCGAATACTACTACGACAGCCGTGCCCCTGGCCGGGCCAGGAGAACTGACGAGGAACACTATACCGCATTGGAGCAACTGGCTGGGGACCGGCGCATCGAGCGGGTCGTCGTTGACCCTTCCGCTGCCAGCTTCAAAGAGACTATCCGGCGGCACGGTCGTTTTGCGGTGTGGGATGCGGACAACAGCGTCCTGGACGGCATCCGCCTGACGGCCACACTGCTGCAAGCCGGTAGGATAAAGATACACCGGGATTGCAAGGACTGTATCCGTGAGTTCCAGACCTACCGCTGGGATACGGAGGCGGCGAAGGACACGGTCATCAAGGAGGATGACCATGCTATGGATGATTGCCGGTATTTCGTTGCGACCATCATGGAGCGGGAGATGCGGATGGATGGAGTGTGAACATGGGATTTTTCGACTGGGCCCGCGAGTTGTTCGGGCTGGGGAAACTGCATAGAGAGACCATCCCCGCCGGGATCATCGAGCGGGAGTTCGGTGTGCAGCCGGCCGCCTCCCGGAAGATGGAGGACAGCATCGACCTGTGGTGGGCCATGTACACCGGCCACCCGCCCTGGGAGACGGCCTGTGTGCGGCCGCTGGGCTTGCCAGAGGCTATCGGCCGGGAGCTGGCCCGACATGTCCTTACAGAGTTCTCGATGTCTGTATCCGGCAGCGCCAGAGCGGAGTACATCGACCGGCAGATGCAGGCGGCCATCCAAAAGTTCAGCTCTGATCTGGAGATGGGACTTTGCCTGGGAGGCGTGGCTCTGAAGCCTTACCCAGATGGAGGGCGCATCCTGGTGGAGACGTTCACCACTCGCTTTACCCCCACCCGCTTTGACGGGTCGGGGAAAGCCATTGGGGGCGTGTTTCGCAGTGAACCGGTACGAGTGGGACGAGAGTGGTTCATCAAGCTGGAATATCATGACTTCCTGCGCCGGGAGGACGGCAGCTCCGTCTATGTGGTGGAGAACAAGGCGTTCCGCAGCGGTCAGGACGGCGGGCAAGGCGTTGGTGTGTCTCTGGACAGTGTGCCGGAATGGGCCGGACTGGAGGAACACTGGGAGATAGCGGGTTTGGAGGGCCCTCTGTTTGCATGGTTCGAGCCGCCGCAGGCAAACCATGTAGATCCGGCATCCCCTTTGGGCGTGTCGGTCTATGCGGGCGCCACGGTGGACCTGATACGGCAGGCCGATGAGATGTGGGAAAAGCTCTTTTGGGAGTATGACAGCGGCGAGCGGAAGGTCCTCATGGACCGCTCAGCTGTCTGGGCCGGACAGGTAAAGGACCGCCTCTTTGAGTATGGGACCTTCCGCGACCCGAACTTCTTCCAGTTCTTAAACCCAGAAATGCGGGACGATCCATTTTACAACGGGTTCCAACGCATCCTCCAGAGGATAGAGTTCAACGTGGGGCTGGCGTTTGGGACCATCTCGGACCCCCAGAGCGTAGAGCGGACCGCTACGGAGATCCTGGCGGCAAAACAGCGGCAGTTCATCACCGGGAGAGCCATCCAGACCGCCTTCCAGGGGACGCTGGAGGGCCTGCTGTACGCCATGAACGCATGGTGCGACCTGGCCCAGCTGGCCCCCGCCGGGGTCTATGAGACGGCGTTCAACTGGGGAGACAGCGTACTGGACGACCCGGATACCCGACGGCAGGATATGGCCCTGGATGCGTCACTGGTAGGGCAAGGACTGCTGAATGATTGGGAGTTCCGCATGAAGTGGTACGGTGAGGACGAGGAGACTGCCAAGAGGATGCTGCCCAAGCTGGAAGACCTGACGGACGAGGATCAGGACGAGGTGGAATGAGATGCCGCGGTATCCCTTCAGTCCCGCGGTGCTGGACGCCCTGCCGGAGGAACTGGCAGAGCTGTTCCGTGCCCTGGAGCTGACACTGCTGGAAGAGATCTGCTCCCGGCTCAAAGCCGCGGGCCAGCTGAACGAGGTCACGGTCCAGGACATCCGGGCCCTTCGGGCCCACGGTATCGACCTGGGGGACATCGAGCGGGCCATCGCCCAGGCCACCGGCACCGGGATGGATGAGCTGGAGGCCCTGCTGGACGATGTAGTGGCCCGGAACCAGGCATACTACATGAGCCTCATCGACCTGGCCCAAGTGACCGCCCCAGAAACGCTCCTGGGCCATGAGGACATCTGGGCCATCTACGAGCAGACACGAGGCCAGTACCGGAACATCACCCGGTCCATGGGCTTCCTGGTGCGGCAGGGCGGACGGCCGGCCATGCTGGACCCCGCGAGGGCGTACCAGTGGGCCCTGGACCAGGCGGCGCTCCAGGTCCAGTCCGGGGCCATCAGTTACGGGCAGGCCATCCAGACGGCCATAAAAGAGCTGGCGGACAGCGGGCTGAGGACCGTCGACTATGACAGCGGCCATGTGGACAGCGTGGACGTTGCTGTCCGGCGGGCGGTCATGACCGGTATCAACCAACTGAACCAGCGGTACCGGGAGCAGTCCATGGACTACCTGGAGACCGACCTGGTGGAGGTCACGGCCCACCTGGGGGCGCGGAACGTGGATGGGCCTAATGGATGGGAGAACCATGCCAAGTGGCAGGGGAAGGTCTACCGCTGGCGGCGGAACGGCAATAGGGCATATGAGACCGCCGGCCTGCCGGAGTAGCGAGAACGGCCGGAGGGGCTGGACAGCTTGCCAAATACCCTGCCCAAAACACCGGCGCTCCTTGCAAATACGGAAAGTTCTGGTATACTGAGTGAGGAAGATGTGTATGCCATCGACCAGTATAAAAGTTCAAATGTCGCATATCCGTTAAATTCTATCTTGCGTGGTGAAGCGCCTATGACTGAAGGCTATCAGCAGATCACGCTAGATATCGACCGGGCATTGGAGAAACTCCCCACATATCAAGGAACTGTATATCGGTCTTTACGCAGTCAGGATATGGTGGATGTATCAGCGTTTTGGGAGAGGTACACACCCGGAAAGATCGTTAGAGAGCACGCATATACATCCACGGGCACGGTCGTTTATGATGAGACCATGGATATCCAAATGATCATCCAAAGCAAGAGCGGACGCGATATGCGGATCTATAATCCTTCGGAACATGAGGTCTTGTTTCAAAGGGGAGCGAAGTTTATTGTGGAGAAAAGGGAGGGGGATACGCTATGGCTGACAGAGATCTAACTGCACATGAGTTTTGGCAATTACCGCCAGAAGAGCGCATGAAGAGATGTGGCGAATTGTCTGATCATGAGGCGTTTGTTATGCGCCTGACAGATCCGGCGTTACCAGCCAGCCCTCCGTGTAATGACTGTGCATATTATCTTGGTTATGCAAAATGCAGAGCATACCCGAAAGGCATACCTGCACACCAGATCGATGCAGTCATGGAGGACCAGGCCATCGAGTGCGGGGATGGGTACCACTATACGCCGAAAGCGGACAGCGAACAGGAAGGACCACATGGACCAAAAGACGATCCAGGCCATTGAGGCCATCTTGAAGCGCGGCTGCCTATAGGTCTGTGCGCGTGGGACGGCGGCGCATCGCGCGAGACCGCCGGGCCTCTTGCAAAGCAGGCGATATCTGGTACAATAGGGGAAACTGTGTCGAAGGATGTGCCGGATATGAGCAGAGCGACCGTTGAGAGAAGCGCTTTAGTGCCAGAGGACGTGACCCAGGAATACTTGGACGCTGCCACGCCAAACAGCCATATCGTTCAGGACTTGATGTCTTATACGGTCAATGGCGTTACATACACAGTGGATGGCCACAATGTCGTTCTGGACTACTCACCGCATGAAAGAGCGGTCGCTGAACTTTTGGAGCGAAAGCTTGGCGGAGAGCTTTTTATGGTCCCGAGGATCAATGCCCCACAAGGTTTGAGGACGCCAGACTATTTGTTCCGTGGGGAAGCGTACGACCTAAAAACGATCGAACCAGATGCTGGGCCTAACACTATTTTTAACCGTGTTAAGAAAGCAAAAAATCAAGCGCATAAATTTGTGATCGATGTAACAAAAGCAAAACGATTATTGGATGAAGTGATCGATGAGCAGTTAAAGAAGATCTTTAGAGATAGAGATACACTGTTTGTTGATGAACTGATCATAGTCCGAGACGATGAAATTGAAAAGATCCTAAAAAGGCCATAAAAAAGGAGCCTACCGCCATCACACCCCATTTCTGAGGATAACCGACAACGATGTGCTCCGTTACTCTTATTATACTCGCCCATCGCTGATTTTGCAAGAGGAAAATCAAAGAATTTGAAAGGCTGGTGATGCGATGGCGGACTACCCCGATTTCGAGCAGGCCTGCGGCTATGGCAGTGTGACAGGCATCGGCGGGGCCAACTGCCGGCACAGCTTCTGGCCGTTCATCGAGGGCGTCAGCGAACGGACGTACACCGATGAAGAGCTGGAGGGGATGAAGCCGGAGAACCGGCCCAAGACCGTCTTTGACGGCCGGGAATATGACGACTACCAGGCCACCCAGATGCAGCGGCGCATCGAGCGGACCATCCGCAAGCAGAAGCGCAGGAAGGCCGCCTACGAGGCCGCAGGGCTCACGGAGGACGCCCAGGCCGCCAATATCCGCCTGCGGCGGCTGAACGAGAAGTATCACCAGTTCAGCAGGGCCGCCGGCCTGCCGGAGCAGCGGGAGCGGCTGAAGGTGCTGGACAGTTTGCCCAGAGTGCCGGTACCCCTTGCAAATGCGGCTAGACCTGGTATAATAAACGCAGGGGCAGTCAGCGGTGCATTAAGTCCTGACAGTCCCCAGGCGTTGGCCCATGCAGAGCGATATTATCAAGCTGTCAGGGCGATGACAACGGACGTGGAACATATTTCCGCTAATACCGGATACCCGATAGATGTTATCCAAAAAGTCAAAGATTTCATCTTCATGGATGTACACGACCTGGGTGATGGGCGATTTTCTCGTTTTGATGCTTCTTTTGAGATGGCGCAGTCGTGGCAGCGCCTGATCGAGGGGAAGAACATCCAGCCACACGACTTGACGCTCCTGCGGCATGAGATCATGGAAAAGCAGCTCATGGATAGTGGATATACACAGGATGAAGCGCATAGGATAACATCTCGCAAATACAACTACAGGGCAGAAAGCGAGGAATATTATGGTGACCTTAGTAAAAATAAAAAAGACAGCTGAGTATATCGAGGCGAATTATATTCCAGAAGATACTGCCGAAGAAGGGTATGTCAAGATGCGTCTTTCGGATAGAGAAGTCGTTGAAAGGATATTGACACCATCTGATGGGAGCGTTTTGCGGAGCTACTTTGTACATGCTCGAAACGGCCTCATTCAAATCTTAGAGGAAGATGTTTCCCCTGACAGATGGGTCGTTATGTGGTACTGAAAATGGACCAAAAGACGATCCAGGCCATTGAGACCATCTTGAAGCGCGGCAACGATGCTAAAGTCCGGCGCAAAGGCGGCGGTTACGTCGTTGTAGAAGTCAAAGAGACAGTCAAATACAGCCCCCCGCCGATCGTGGCGGGGGAAGGGCAATAGGAGCCAACTACCGGGACTATCCCGGCGGTCGGTTCCTTTCTTTTTGGTAAGACCCGCACAGGCGGACTTATACAACATCGGCTGCCTACGGGCCTATGAGCGTGGGACGGCAGGTCATGGCAACGACCTAAAAAGCCTAGCCGGGAAAGGGACACCATGAAGAAAGAGGAACTGTTGGAGATCGGACTGACAGAAGAGCAGGCGAACAAGGTCTTTGCGTTGAACGGCCAGGACGTGGAACGGGAGAAGGCCAAGACCACCGCAGCCAAAGCGGCCCTCACGGAGGCACAGGGCCAGCTCACCGCCGCCCAGACGGAGCTGGAGGGACTGAAGACGGCGGGCGGCGACATCGCCACTGTCCGGCAGCAACTCACCGAGCTGCAAGCCAAGTACGACACCGACACCAAGGCTCTCCAGGGCCAGCTGGCGGACCGGGACTACGGCGACGCCATCAGCCGGGCCATCGCCGGGCGGGGGCTGAAATTCTCCAGCAAGAGCGCGGAGCGGGCCTTCACCGCCGCCCTGCGGGAGCAGAAGCTGGCGCTGAAGGACGGTGAGCTGACCGGTCTGGACGACTTCATCAAGGCCCAGCGGGAGGCGGACCCGGAGGCGTTCGCCCCGGACAAGGCCCCGCCCCGTATCGTGACAAGGAACAGCGGCAGAGGGGGACACGGGGAGCCGCCCAAGACACCGAGCAGAGCGGCACAGCTCGCCGCAGAACATCATGCGAGCCTTTATGGCGAAGTGAAAAAGGAGTAAGATGATATGGCTTTTATCGGAGCAACAGAGAAGGGGCGCGTTTTTGCGCCCGGATGGTTCCTGGAGAGCGAGGTCGGCGTGGTCCGCAAGACCCGCCAGATCGCGCAGAGCGGAGCCGAGACAGGGGAGGATGGCGGCAAGTATGTCCCGATGGGAACGGTCTGGCCCGCCAATGATGCCACTGCGGAGGGCATCGTCTATGAGGATATCGATGTGACCTCCGGCGATATGCCGGGGAGCGTGGTCCTTGCCGGGCGGGTCTATGAGGACCGCCTGCCCGTGCAGATCGCGGACGCCGCTAAGACGGCGCTGTCCGGGAAGGGCTTCACGTTCATCGCGACGAGCCCCGCCGTGACCCGGCCCTACTGAGAAAGGAGCAACGACAGATGGCAGAAAAATTCAACGGCCTGATCCCCCAGGAGGAGTGGCTCGATGTAGGCTTCCAGGTGAGGCGTCCCAACGACCCGCTGGACGGCCTCGTGGGCGATATCCGCACCGGCAACATCATGGCCAAGTGGCAGTCCATCGCGGCGGAGTATCAGACCTCCATCATGGCCCAGTTCCACGCCTTTGACGTGGAGGCCAATAAGACCATCCGCGTGCCGGTGGATACCCACAACATCAAGAAGGCGCTCATCAAGGTCAAGATCGACCAGAGCGAGCTGCTGCAAGAGTACATCAACAACGGCGTGCAGGGCGATGACGAGCTGAAGGACTATGTCCTCAACGACGGCATCCGGCTGGCGGACCAGGTGTTCACGCGGTCGAAGGTCGCGAAGGCGGAGATGCTGGCCACCGGCAGGATGACCATCAAGGAGAACGGCCTGGACCTCCCTGTGGACTACGGTGTGCCTGCCAGCCATTCCAGCTTTGAGCTGGACCTGTCCCCCGAGGCGGACGTTGATGGTCAGATCCAGAGCATCATCGATGCGGCAACAGACGTCGGCGTGACGCTCACCGGGTTCATCACGTCCCGCAAGAACATCACCAAGATGCGCCGCAACAAGAGCCTCCAGACCGCGATCAACGGCAATATCGCCGCGGGAGCGTTGGTCAGTCAGGCGGCGCTCTATGCCCACTTTGAGCAGGAGTTTGGGCTGAGCCGTATCGTCACGCACGATCTGACCTATGGCGCAGATGCCAAGCTGGGGAACGACGGGAGGCCCGTCATCGACCGCAAGCGGTATTTCCCCGACAACAAGATCTCTTTCTTTGTGACCGACCCTGCCGGATATGTGGGCACCGGGCTGTGGGGCGACCCGCCCGAGACACGGCTGGCTGGTTTCTATCCCGTCAACGCCAGCGGCGAGGCGCCTTATGTGTATGTGACCCAGAAGATGGAGTGGGACCCCGCTGTCCTGTGGACGAAGGCCAGCGGACTGTTCATCCCCCTGCTGTATGACCCCAACAGCCTGTGGATCGCGACCGTAAAACCGTCCGATGTCAGCTCCCAGTCCGATGTCAGCTCCCAGTCCGACAGCCAACCCGCCAAAGCGGCAGCCAAGAAGTGAGAGAGGAGGCCCGCCAGATGGCTTACTGTGATTATGACTTTTATCTCAACGTCTACTTCGGAGATGCCATCGCAGAGGAGGATTTCCCCCGGCTGTCTGAGCGGGCCTCCGACTATATCCGGGCAGCCACGAAGGGACTGTCCGACGCTGCGGATGGTTGGCAGCTGGAGGCTGTGAAGAAATGCACCTGCGCCATTTCTGATACCCTGCTGGATGAGAGCATCATGACTGCCGCCGCGTTCAGCGGGGAGCAGGCGGTGTCCAGCGAGACGGTCGGTAGTTGGAGCCGGAGTTATAAAGCGTCCTCCTTCTCTGGGACCGAGGCGGCGTACATCGATGGGCGGAAGAGGGAGGCGCTGCGCCTGTACCTTGGGGCATTGCCGGCCTTTGCTGGTCTGTTCGGTGTGAGGAGCTATCCATGCCGGCACCTGTGAGAAAGAGCCGCTCCCGGCGGCTGGGTGCGGTGGATAAGCCCTCCATGTTCCCCCACACTGTCACCCTCTACAACATCCAGACGGAGACAGACCCGGCCACCCTGCAAGATGTGACCACCAGCTATATCACCATCCTCCGGGGCGTGTTCCTGGATGCCACCAAGGCCGTCAACGTCCGGCAGAGCGGCCTGGAGGGGGCGGATGCTGTCGCCCTGTATATCCCCTTCTCGGTGGACGCGGTGGACGGCGTGACAGGCAAAGCGAAGCGCTATGTGTGGCCGCTGGAGTTCTGGCGGGCGGAGGACAAGCGGGAGCTGTGGACCCTCTCCACCGGCGGGAACACCTTCTTTGTCAAGGGGGAGGCCGTGGAGCCGGACCGGGATGTGCAGTTTATCGAGATGATGTATGACCATGTGTATGATATCACATCGATAGATGAAAAGGACGTGGGCGGCAGTATGGCCCATTGGGAAGTGGGAGGGAACTGATATGGTCTTGGATTTTAGAGTACAAGCCAGCGATTTATCCAGCCTCCAACGCCGTCTGGCACAGGCGGGTCCTAGGGCGATGCACGCAATGGCAATACAGATGGCGAAAGATACGGAGCCTTATGTACCAGCATCAGGAGCGGCCGCAGGAATGTCCAAACGGACGCAAGTGGATGGTGATACTATCATTTATCCCGGACCATACGCGAAGTTTTTGTACTATGGCAAGCTGATGATAGACCCCAATACCGGTAGCTCCTGGGCACCGGAGGGGGCTACCAAAGTGGTGACTGGGATAGACTTGAACATCAGCCAAGCAGTCCACAGCAAAGCTCAATCTCACTGGTTTGCGGCATCAAAGGCGCAAAACTTGGATAAATGGATCAGAGTTGCGGGGAGAGTGATCAGAAGTGGCTTATGAAAACAAGCCGGTCGAGTTCGTATCCGCAAAGGAAGAGGACCAGGTGTCCAGGAAGCTGCTGGCGTGGCTGAACACTTTTCCGGGGATCCCCATGTCCATCGACCTTATCAACTATGAATTTATGTCTGCCGGGATGGCCGGCATGGCGATGTCCCTTATCCAGGGCACATACATCGTTGAGCGGTTCATCAGCGGCGCCTACATTGCGGAATACCAATTCAAGGTCATCTACCGTGCAAAGCCCAACAGCCCGGACAAGCGGCTGAACGCAGACGAGCTGCTGGACCGCCTGGGCGACTGGGCCAGCAGTCAAAAGCCGGATATCGGCGAGGGGCTGGAGGTCCAGGAGATAGAGCAGGCCACCAGGGCGTCTCTGTTCGCCCGCATGGAGGACGGCTGGGAGGACCACCAGATATTTATGCGGATGACCTACAAGGTCACCCCAAGAAAGTGAGGACATCATGGCAGAAAAACGCAGTGCATTTTTGCTTTTCATCAATACAGCGCCCAAAGAGACGGCGGCGGCCTATGCCCTTGTGGGCGATGGGGTGACGGAGCTGACCATCTCCTACAATCCCCAGACCAACACCGTGCAGTACATCCACCAAGACACCGCCAACACGGAGCTGACCGGCTACCAGCCCAATGCCCCCGTCACCTCCCAGGTGGTCAAGGGCGACCCTGCCTTTGACTTTATCAACGATATGCGCAAGGCGCTCCCCATCGGTAGCGAGGCCCATACGGACGTGGTCATGGTGGATGTGTTCGATACGCCCACCGGCAACGCCTATCCCGCTGCAAAGCAGCCCGTCTCCATCCAGATAGACAGCTATGGCGGCGCGGCGTCTGACCCGCTGTCCATCGGCTACACCATCAACTGGCGGGGCAACAGCACGGCGGGCACCTTCGACCCCGATACCAAGACGTTCACAGAGTCCAACGGAGGGGGTAGCTGAGCATGAGCGGTATTCGTGTAAACTCCGGGGCGAAGCGCATCGAGGTGAACGACAACGGCGACTATATCGTCTTGGACCTGAGCGACAGCAGCTTCCCCGACCGGTTCTTCTCGATGGTGGACCGGGTGCAGGAACACGCCGCCGCGGCGGAAGCCCGGGCGAAAGAGCTGGAGGGGCGGCTGGAGCCGGGTAGCGAGGCGATGCTCCGGGCGGCAGCGTCTCTGTACCGGGAACTGCATGAAGGGGTCATGGCAGAGGTAGATGCGCTCTTCGGGGCGGACACCTGCCGGAAGGTGTTCGGGGACATCGTACCGGGCATCGAGCTGTTCGACGACTTCTTCACCCAGCTGATGCCCTATTTCGAGCAGTTCGGCAGGGAGCGGGCCAAGCGTCTGAGCAAGTACAGCGCGGCTAGGACCGGCAATGTATAACGCCATGCTGGACCGCCTGCCGGAGGACTACCAGGGCTGGCTCATTCGGACAGACTACCGTATCGGGGTGCAGATACAGCTCTGCCTCTCCGACCCAGAACTGTCCGACAGCGAGAAGACCGGGACGGCGCTGTATCTCCTGTACGGGAACGGGATGCCGGACCTGCAAACGGCGATAGAGGGCCTGTCCTGGTTCATGTCCTGCGGCGAGGCGGCAGCCGGCAGCGGTGATGCTGAAGAGCCTCCGGTCTACTCCTTCGAGAAGGACGCCGGCCGCATCGTCTCCGCCTTCAGAAAGGTGTTCGGCATCGACCTGAGCCGGGAGCGCCTGCACTGGTTCGAGTTCGTTTCCATGCTGGGCGACCTGCATGGGACGGCCTTCTCCAGCGTGATGGATATCCGGTCTACCGATGCTTCGGAGGTAGACAAGAAGAAGCGGGCGGAGTTCATCCGCATGAAAGAGCGCTTTGCCCTATCCAGCCAGTACACCGCTGAGCAGCAGGAGGCCATAGACCGGTTCATGGAGCGGCTGAAATAACTGCTCACCTGCACCTTGACAACCTCATATCGAGATAGCGGAAACGAAAGGCCCCCAAAAGAAAGACCGGGGATCACTCCCCGGCCTCATCCTTTGTGTACTCTACGATATCCCCCGGTTGGCGATCAAGTAACCGGCAGATCGTTTCGATGTTCATCCATGATACCAGCTCGCCACGCCGGATCTGCGTTAATGTGGCCTGTCCCATCAGGCGTTCATTACGGATGCGTGTGGAACTATACCCGGCTTTTTTTAGTTCCGACAGGATATCCATCTTGTACTTTATAGGCATTCCTCCACCTCCTTCAGTGTCCTTAGTATAGCACAGATATACACATAAATCAAGTGTAAAAATGCACAGAAAATACACTTAAAATATGTGTATATCGTCAATAGACAGCACACGAATTAAGTGCTATACTATAATTGTCAAGGGGGAAAGCCCCGAAACAAAAAACCGCCGCCCGGTGGTCGAGACCGGACGGCAGAAAGGAGGCCGATGATGAAATTCCAGAACGGGATCTGGAGCTACAAGGGCAAGACCTACAGCAGTTTGCATGAAGCCCTGGTAGACATCTGGAGCAAGCGGTAAGACCCACGGGGCGGAGGGAGACCTCCGCCCCACCCAATACCGGCCTCCGAGGACAGTATAGCAGACTTCTGGAAGATCTGCAAGAAGAGTTTGGTCAAAACGTTTACACGCCCCCGCTATCTCATATGAGGTAGCGGGGATATTTTTGCAAAGGAGGTGAACGCGTGGCGTTTGGTGGATATGACGGCTCTGTCCGCATCAAAGCGGACCTGGACCACGGCGCCTTTGACCGCGGACTGGCTGCTATGACGGGGAAAGTACAGACCTTCGGGAACACGCTCAAAAAGATAGGCGGTTTGGTCGCGGCTGCATTTGGGACGGCAGCCCTTATCCGCTTTGGGAAAGAGAGCATCAAACTGGCCTCGGATATCGCGGAGGTCCAGAACGTTATCGATGTGACGTTTGGGGACGGCGCGGCCCAGATCGAAGAGTTCGCGAAGTCGGCGGCAGAGGCGTTTGGCCTGTCTGAGCTATCCGCGAAGGAGTATACGGGCACGATGGGGGCTATGCTCAAATCCTCTGGGCTTGCCACTAAGCAGGCCCAGGAGATGTCTGTAGCGCTTGCCGGGTTGGCAGGGGATGTGGCGTCTTTCTATAACTTGGACACCGACACTGCCTTTGAGAAGATACGGTCCGGCATCAGCGGCGAGACCGAGCCCTTAAAGCAGCTGGGCATCAACATGAGCGTTGCCAACCTGGAGGCCTATGCCCTTGCGCAGGGCATCACCAAGAGCTACAACGCCATGTCCCAGGCTGAACAGGTCCTGCTTCGGTATAACTACCTGCTCAGCGTGACCACCGATGCACAAGGGGACTTTTCGCGGACCTCCGGCAGCTTTGCCAACCAGGTGCGCATCCTCCAACTCAACTTCGACCAGCTGCGCATCTCCTTGGGCAACGCCCTTATCCCCATCGCGCAGGCGGTCCTCCCCAGTATCAACGCGATCATCGCCGGGCTGACCAAGCTGGCGGACGTGTTCGCCCAAGTGACGGCCATGCTGTTCGGGAAGTCCGCTCAAGTGACAGCGGCGACCGGCATCGCATCGTCCGCCGCCTCTGCCGCGGACGCCACAGACGGCCTGGCAGAGGCGACGGCCAACGCCGGGAACGCCTCCAAGCAGGCCGCGAAGGACATGAAGGGCGTCCTGGCAGGGTTCGATGAATTGAACGTTTTGGCGGACAATGCGTCCAGCAGCGTGGATGGTGCGGCTGGCGGCATGGACATGGGGGACTTGGGAGCAGCGGCCCCTTCCTACACAGCTGAGGTCGGAGAAGTGGACCAGCTGTCCGAAGCGTTCAAGTCCCTTGGCGAGATATTCGTTGAGACGCTCGACAAGATGCTGGCAGGTATACCGGCTTTCCAGTCCGCACTGCTGGGCTTTGCGGGGGATCTCAACGAGTTCAACCAAAAACTATATGACGCTTTCACTTTCCCCGGCCTGCAAGAAAAGGTGCAGCAGCTGGGGGCGGATCTGGCAGAAGCCTTCAACAGCCTTGTCGCCGCGATAGATTGGACGCTCTGGGGACAAAAGCTGGGCGCAGGCATCAACTTGGGGCTCCAGTTCTTAGTGGACTTCCTGTATCAGTTCGACTGGGTGGCCTTTGGGAAGAGCTTGGGGGAGCTTGTCAGCGGCGCTGTCTCCGAGATCGACTGGTATGCGGTCGGACAAAAGATGATCGCCGGCTTCAAGATCGCCATCGAATTGCTCACGGGTTTTTTGCTCGGGCTGGATATGGCCAAACTGGCGCAGGCGGCCAGCCAGGTCGCCATCGGCTACTTCAATTCCCTGCAAGACACGCTGGCCAATATAGACTGGGAGCAGATCGGGGCGCAGGTCGCAGAGTTCTTGAATAACATTGACTGGGCAGGTGTGATCTCCGCCATCGCAGGGGCTCTGGAAGAGATGGTCTCCGCCGGCCTGAGCTTGCTTGGTGGATTTATTGCAAATGCAGACCCGGAGACGCTTTTGGTCGCGGCGGCGTTTTTTGGCTCAAAACTGCTGGGCGGCATCGTCAGTAAGGTGATAACGCCGCTGGCAAAAGATATCGTATCAAATCTGATCAGCAACATCGCAGGGGCGATCACGGCCTCCGGCTTTGGCGCGATCTTGGAGAAGATCAGTACCGTTCTGGGCGTTATCGGCACGACCATCGCCGGAATCGGCTCCATCATCGCCGGTGTCGCAGCGGCGGCTGTCAGCTTTTTCTCCATGTGGGCCGATGGCTTCAGCTGGGCGAAAGAGGTGGTCATGGTCCTGGGCACCGCTTTGACGGCGGTCGGCGCTATCATCCTGGGTGCGCCGGCGCTGGTCGCTGCGGCTGTTGCGGCCATCGTTGCGGCGGTCGCTACCGCCGTGATCATCATCAAAGAGCATTGGGAAGATATCCTCAACTTCTATCGAGCGATGTGGGAGACCATCAAAGAGATCGCCGGGACCATCGCCGAGTGGTTCAAAACAAACGTCATAGAGCCCGTTAAAGCGTTTTTCTCCGAGATGTGGGACAGCCTAAAGACTTTTGCGTCTGATGCGTGGGCGTTTATACGGGGTACATGGACCGTTGTATCCAACTGGTTCAGCGAAAACGTCATCCAACCGGTCGCCAAGTTTTTTGGAGATATGTGGACCAATATCGGGCAGGCTGCAAAGGACATCTGGAGCGCCATCAAAAGCGCATGGAACGAGGCCGGGAGCTGGTTCACGCAGCACGTCACGGAGCCATTGAGAGCCGCCTTTGCCGCCGCCGGGAACGCTATCAAGCACACCATCAACGGCCTTATCGGCAACGTGGAGAGCCTGATAAACGGCGTTATTCGGGGCGTCAACTGGCTGATATCCCAGCTGAACAAGATCCGCATCGATATCCCAGATGATGTCCCGCTCATTGGCGGGACACGGTTCGGCATCGATATCCCCAGTGTGTCAGAAGTCATGCTCCCCCGGCTGGCCAACGGCGCGGTCATCCCGCCGAACCAGCAGTTTGCCGCCATCCTGGGCGACCAGCGCAGCGGCACGAACATTGAGGCCCCGGTTGCGGAAATCGAGAAAGCGGTTGCCCGCGGCATCCAAATGGCCGGAGGCTATGCCAATGGAAACCGCGACATCACCATCATTCTCCAGATGGACAAGCGGGAGTTTGGCCGCGCGGTCTACACGGCCAACAATGAAGAGACACAGCGCGTCGGCGTGCGGCTAACGGGGGTGAAAGCGTGAAACTGCCAGTATTCACCATCGACGGCACAGGCTATCCCGAGGTCAACGTGACCAGCCTGAAACGCTCCTTCTCCGTCCTGGACGGCCCCAACGCGGGCCGCACGATGGACGGGGCCATGCAGCGGGATATCATCGGGACCTACTACAACTACAGTATGGAGCTGTCCTCCGATTTCAGCGACCCGAACCAGTACGACGCGCTGTACGAGGTGCTCTCCGCCCCCGAGGACAGCCACACCCTCGTTATCCCCTACGCCCAGTAAACCCTCACC